GAGCCTGTCGCGCGGCAGGTGGAGCAGGAGTTCACGGGCAAGATCTTTTCGCGCATGGAACAGGCACATGGCAACCGGTTGGAGCTGGACACCTTCTGGTTACAGGTCTCTACGCTCTCGGCAAAGACGGCGTTCTTCAACGTCGTATCGCGCAACGGGGTGATGAACAACGACGAGATGCGCGAAATGATCGGATACGCCCCGCTCCCAGACGGGCTGGGGCGCAAATACAGGGTAACGCTCGACACGGTCAACATAGAAAATGCAGACGCTTATCAGAGCGCAAAAAACGGCGCGGCGGGGGCGGGCGGTCAGTCGGAGAAACCGACGGGCGGCGGCTCATCGGCGTCGGAAGGAGGAAAAAATGCAGCAACCTGACGCAACGCACAAACGGCAGCGGGAGTTCCGCACCGTGGAATTTCGGACGGAGGCGCGGGAGGCGGAGAACGGCAGAAAGGAACTTGTCGTCCGCGGCTATCCCATCCTGTTCAATACTCCGACCAAGGTGTGGGATTATTGGTACGACGAGATCACGGAGATCATCCTGCCGCAGGCGCTCGACGGTGTCGACTTGCGCAACGTGTTCCTGCTCTACGGGCACGATATGAACCGCGTGCTCGGGCGCACGGGAAGGAATATGCGGCTGGAAACGGACGAGACGGGGCTGTTCATGGAATGCGTCCTGCCCAATACGCAGGAGGCGCGCGATCTGTACAACCTCATCGAGGCGGGCATCGTCGACGGCATGAGCTTCTGGCTCCGCACCCACGATCAGGTCAATCCGTCCACGCTCACGCGGACTGTCACCAAGATCGAGGAACTGCCCGAAGTCACCATCACGGCGTTTCCTGCGTATAAGGAGACGGTCGTCATCGCCATGGAAGAGGAACGCCGAAAAACGCTGCGCGCACAGTCGGAAATGGCGCGCCGCGTAGAAGAAGAACTTAAAAATTTTTCATAAAAGGAGAACAACATGGACCCTATCATCGAAATGCTGCGGGATGAAAACAACGCGATCGAAGCGCTCACCGCAAGGCGTGAGGAACTCAAACGCAAGCTCGAAGAACACCGCAGCGGCAACATTTCGGAGGAGGAGTTTGAAAAACTCTCCGCCGAACGCAAGGACATCGAAAAGGAGCTTGCGCTCCGTACAAAGCGCCGCGAGGAACTCACCGCTGCGGCGGAAAAAAACAAAGATCAAGGAGAAGGGAGAGGAATCATGAACAACGATATTTTGCATTTCAAAGACGGCATGGAGCGCGCGGACATTCCCGCAACGGCGGAGTATCGCAGCGCGTTCTTCAAGCGTTTACAGAGAAAGCCGTTGGAGGATCTCGAAAAACGCGCAATGACGTCGGCGTCGACGTCGGCAGGGGCGGCGATCCCCACGCAGACGATGGATATGATCATCGGGCAGCTCCGCGAATCGGATTCGCTGCTGGGGCTCATCACGATCACGAATATTCCGGGGCTGACGAGCTTTCCCGTGGAAAACGTCGTCAACGATGCGGCGTGGGTATCCGAAGGCTCGGACAGCACGCCGAGCAGCGATAGCCTGAAACCGGTATCGCTCGCGGCGTACACGCTCATCAAGACGATCAAGATCACGGCGCAGGTTGCGCGTATGTCGATCGACGCGTTCGAGACGTGGCTCGTGGCTGCCCTCGTTCGCAAGCTCCGCGCGGCGTGCGACAAGGCGGTCATTTCGGGCACGGGCAGCAATCAGCCCACGGGGCTGGATACGCTGACGTGGAATGCGACGAACAGCGTGACGGTCGCGAAGGGCGCCACGGTCACCTACGACAATCTGGTCGATCTGGAAGCGCTCGTCGGCGAAAGTTTCATCAATACCGCCGTCTGGGCGTGCAATCGCAAAATGAAGGCGACGCTCTTAAAACTCAAAGACGATCAGAAACGCCCGCTTTTCGAGCGCGCGGTCGAGGACGGCTTCGTGGGGTATCTGCTCGGGCACCCCGTCCGTCTGGACGCAAACGTCAAGGACGGCGAGATGTACTTCGGCGATTGGAAATCGGGGTACGTCATGAACTTCGCGCAGCCCATCGAGATCGCGAGCTCCGAAGAGGCGGGCTTCATGAGCGGCTCCGTCGTCTACCGCGGCATGGCGCTTGCCGACGGCAAGCCTACGGGCGTTGCGGGCGCGCTCGTCAAGCTGGTGCAGGGAACGGTGTAAGGCGCGAGGTGAACGATGGCGGCGATCGACAAGGCGGCGCTTCTCGCAAAATTCAAATTGGCGATCGGCGACCTGACGCCCGGGACGGAGCTTGACGCCTACTATACGGAAAAGCTCGATACCGCGCAGGCGATCATCGCCGCAAACGATATTTCCGACAGCATTCTCGCGACCGAACTCGGGATGTCCGCCATCGTGTTGCAGGCGCAGGTCCTGATGGGGAACGTGGACGCGGACGAGGGCAGCAGGACGATCATTCTCATGCGCAATACGCTCTCCGCGCAGACGAAGGGCGAACGCTGCGGAAGGGGAGAAGACGATGCTGACGGGACGTAAACAGGTCGTGCTTGCCGACGTGGAGAGCGTGCAGAACGCTTTAAACGGCGACAGGACAAAGCGCGTCACGCGGGCAAGAGCGCTCGCTGCGACCGTGGAGCTGGTCGGCGTCAACACCGCACAGCTCGGGCAGGTGCAGGGCTTTCGGCTCACGAACAGCGTCGAGATCGACCGCGTGCAGTACGGCGGGGAAAAGTACCTTTATTTCGACGGCACGCTCTATGCCGTCGGAACGCTCGGGAAGGCGGGATCGCCTGCAAAAATGCTTCTGAACGTCGCCGTACACAATGATACCGCCGCATCGCAGGCGGTAAAGGAGTGGATGGATGCAAATCTTTGATTCGGACGATGCCATGTCTGCGCTGTGGGCGTTTTTGCAGCCGCTGGCGGCGGAGATCCCCATCTATAAGCAGACCGTGGACGAGGCGGAAGAGAACGTGCCGGAGAGCTATCTGCTCATCCGCACGGACGTCACGGACGCTGCCGCCGTGTACGGGGACGGGCGCGCCATGCTCCGCCGCAACACGGCGGACCTGCTGCTCGTCTCCAAGTGCACGGGCGCGTTGTCGGACGATATCCACAACGTCAACCGCCGAAAGGTGAAGGCGCTGCTCGACGCGTCCGGCGCTTGCTATACGGCGCGCGACCTCGGCTATGACACAACGCTCCGCGAGGCACAGTACAGCTGGACTTTGGAGTTTTTGTATGGCACGTAAACCGAAAGGATCGTTAAAACCGACGCTCCACGAGCTGTCGACGGCGATCGACGAAGCGATCGGAGAAATTTCCGAAGAGGTGTACGCCGCAGTCGACCGCGGGCTGGATAGGGCGGCGCTGCATATGGAACAGGCGCTGGAAGCCGCGACGCCGGTCGACATGGATTCGGAAAATCCGGGCGAAGTGAAACGTTCGTGGAAAGTGGACTTCAAATACAGGAACGTCCGCTATATCAACAATACGGCGACGCGCCCGAAGAAGCCGGGCGACGGCATTACGAACGGCACCGGGGAGATCCCGATCGTCGATCTGTTGGAATTTAGCAAAAAAGGAAAGCCCTTTGTCCGCAGAACCGTGCAGGCGGAGCAGGCAAAGGCAATCGAGATCATCAAGGAGGAAATCAGAAATGGATAAAACGGGAAAAGATCTTGCCCAGTTTGACGTCGCGAATGCGGTGTACGCCGTCGTCGGGGAAGAGAGTACGGTTCTGCCGTTCACGTATATGAACACGTTTTCCAAGGACCGTAACATTCAGACCCAGAATCTGTACGGCGACGGCGAGCTGCAAGATATTCTGTACGCAGACCAGAGCATCACGGGCGCGATCGGCGCGACTGCGCGGGACGCGGAATTTGAAAAGGCGGTCGGCTTCCGCGAGGACGACGGAAACGGCGGCACGGACGAGGTCGCCGTCAAGGACGCCAAGCGCGTGCACTTCGGGTTCGAGACGACGGTCAAGGAAAAGGGCAAGCCGCCCCGCAGAAAAAAGGTGTGGGTGTTCAACGCGGTGGTCGTGCCGCCGAACGAGAGCCTGACGCAGAATCAGGACAGCATCACGCTGAGCACGTTCGACTACAATTATACGGGCTACGGCATTTACAAGAAGGACGCGCAGGGCACGGCGGACTATGTGGACGCGAACGGGCAGCGCACGAAGGTATTCACGATGAGCGCAAACCCCGGCGACGCGAACTACGCGACCTTCCTTGAAAGCGTCCCCACGCCCAAGATGGCGGCGGAAAAGACGGTTTAGCTCACACGATGGCACTATGCTGCCATGATATCCCCAAACGCCCCGCGCCCTTTGCGGCGCGGGGACTATCGGCGAAAAAGATTTTGCAGGCGAGTGCAATTCTCGCCGCGCCGTACACCCCGAAGGAGGAATATCATGAAACTGAAATTGCCATTTATAAGGCGGGACGAGATCGTGGACGGAAAGCGCGTGTTTGAAACGGAAGAGCGCGAAGTCAACGTGGACGGGACGCTCGCCGCGCAGATGCGATGGGAGGCGAAATTTCCCGAGATGGCGCAGCGCGAGAGCATTGTGGACTACGTCGGGCGCATTCAGGAGACGCAGAGCCGCGAAATCTCCGTCGTCATCTCGCAGCTTAAAGCGCTTTACTGCTTTTTGGAAACTGATCTGCCGTTTGAAAAATTCGTAAAAATGTTCGACGTCTCGAAGCGGGAGTATTTTGAGGATCTCGTCGGACGACTTCGCGCGGCGTTCGATGCGATCTTTTCCGAGGCGTCCGAAAAAAACTGAAAAGGCATCAGGCGGAGATGGCGGAGCTGTATCAAAGGATCGGTGAATCCGCTCCGCGCGGTCGCCACCTGATGCCGCTGAGTTTGAGGATGATAAAAACGCTGGGAGAGACGGGCATCGATTGGCGCGGGCTGCACGTCATCGATGCGTGCAGCATGGTATGCGCGGTGCATATCGACCGCGCGCGGGAATATCTGCTTGCGCAGCAGCAGGAAAAAATGCAGAAAGCGGGCGTCCGACGGATCACGCCCGCGACGGCGGCGGATTTCGACGCGCTGTAAGGAGGGAGTATGCCGACGAGTTTCACGATAAAGATCGGAGCGGACACCGATACCTTCATGGAGAGCATGAAGGGCATGAACCGCGAGATCACAAAGACGCAGAAATCGGCGAACGATCTGGAAAAAAGTCTGGATTTCAAGTACGACGAGACCCGCGCCGTACAGGCGATGGGGCAATTCCAGCGCGCCATCGAGCTGTGCGACGAGAAGGCGGAGGCGCTCCGTGCGCAGTTGAAGCACATGGACGAATCGGGAAAATTCGATAAGTCCGATTACGCGAAATTGCAGTTGGAGCTGGCGCGGGTCGAAACGCAGAGCGCGAAGGCTGCCGAGGGGCTGGAACGGATCAAAAATATCAAGGTCGAGCAGCTGAACGCGAAGATCGAGAAGCTCGGGGATTCCATCGAAAAGGCGGGGCAGAAGGTATCCGTGTTCTCGGCGGCGGCTGCGGCGGCGATCGCGGGGGCGGCGGCGATCGGGAAGAGCGCGGCGGCAACGGGCGCGGAGATCGACGACATGACGCAGCAGTTCGACGTCTCCGCCGAAACGATCCAGCGCTGGAATTATCTTGCGTTACAGGCTGGCGTCGATTCTACGGCGTTTACAAAGGCGCTGATACGCGCTCGGGCGGCGATGGCGGACCTTGCTCAGGGAACGTCGAATACCGCCACGCAGGCGCTGGAAGCGCTCGGCATTTCTGCGCGGCAGTTCGGCTCGGACGAAGAGATGTTCGACGGCATCATCAAAGCGCTTTCCGAAGTCGAGGACAGCGCATTGCAGACGGCGTATGCAAACGAACTGTTCGGGGACCGCATCGCCACGCAGCTCCTGCCGTATATCAACGCGGGGGCGGCGGACCTTGCAAAATGGAATGCGGAATTTGACGCCATGCCGTCGCTCACGGGCGAGGAGGCGGCTGCGCTCGCGGAACTTGACGATACGTTCAACCGCCTGTCCGTGACGATGCAGTACGCCACGGCGCAGCTCGGCGAGGCGTTCGCGCCGATCATCGAGCGCGTTGTAGCGTTTATCGAGGAATCCGTCGTGCCGGCGCTCGAAGAGCTCGCCGCATGGTTCGAGAACCTCTCTCCGGGGATGCAGGATACCATCCTCGCCCTGCTCGGCATTATCGCCGTGGCGGGCCCGCTGCTCATCCTCATCGGCAAGATGGTCCCGGGGTTGAAGGCGGTGATCCCGCTCTTTTCAAAATTAAATTCCACGGCAGGACGTACCGCAATAAGTGTTGCTGCATTAAGTACGGCGGTCGGACTTGTTTTTTCTATAATTCAGAATTGGGAAAAAATGGGGACGGGAGCAAAAGTGCTTGCGGTTCTTGGGACGATAACGGCAGCTGCTCTCGGCGCGGCGATCGCATTCGGAGCGTTTCATTCGGCGTGGTCGCTGGGGGTTGCCGTGGCGGGCATCACGGCGGGGATAGTGACGGCTGT